TTAAGCGTTTAGATACTCTTTCTACACGCGCAGATAATTCTTTAGCTTGTTCTAATCTTTCGGTAGACTCCTCAACAAGCTTATCAATCTGGACTTCCTTAGCAGAAGGCTTTCTTTCGCGCTCCCAAAATTTCCATCTGCTCATTATGCCGCTCCCTTCTTGGTTGCGGAATATAGAGCTTCCAGGATTTTGTCGTTCGATTCAGCCAATACAAGCAATCTTGATAAAGCTTGATAATTGACGTTATTTATTTGTTTTTCTTTTTCCAAAGCCATCTCTAATTTTTCAACTTGGCTCTTATAATCATTAACTCGCTCCCTGTGCTGACTTCGTGGGACAAGAAGCCCAGTTATAACGGATAATCCAAATGCTACCCATGGGCCAGCATCCTTGAGGACTCCGAAAAGGACTTCATCGATCCCCACCATCTCACTTATCGATTACCCTTCACGAGAAAAGTAGCACCGGTCCCCGACTTGTAACCGATGTAAGCCTCTGTGGTACCGGATGGAAGACCAACGACGTGCCCGCCATCGGCATGTGTAATAATTAAGTTCTGCCCATTCCACCCTCCCCCATTCCATACGACTCGTACAACCGAATCCTGATTACCCGTTACCCACACCCAGCGAGGACCCCAGTCAGCATCTCCCACCTTCGGGATAGGAAGTGCTATTGCCTTCTTTGTGTCGGCCCAACTATCGTCGGCATTAAAAGCTACGCCTTCAGGAACAAGACCGAACATTCCTTCGTCCTCCATTGTTGTTGACTGTGGAGCAAAAGCCCGGTTTATGTAACCGATAAACGTTGTCCAAGGAAAACTGTTCCCGGGATCGGTGTGATCTCCATTATCTTCGGGGAAGGCTAGTGTTATATCACCATGGCCGCAAATTCCCTTGACACCATTTCTGATTTCGTTAGAATCTATCTTTTCGACTGGAATATGGTTATCTTGACAAATCTTTGCGACTACCGGGGCGATAGTTCGTAGGGTAGCATCCGAAAGGTGATTTGACAACCCACATAGTTCAAATTGGATGGAAATTCTATTGCCATGGTACAAACAACCATAAGCAATGTTGGCAGTATCTAGGGCTTGATAAACTTCTCGCTCATCACTATAAAAATGAGCCGATGTTTTATCTGGTCGATGTGTTGCATAGGAAGCTTCGCTAGCTGCACTGGCGGTATTATCTGTAGCATGAATTACAATGACTTGTGTTATAGGTCTCGGGCCGCCATCACCAAGAGCATGCATATAATCAAGCTCGCTATATATAGTCATTTAAACACCTCCTTAGAATGGAATAACCGTTAGGTTTCTCAAATCAAAGTTAACCTGTCCACCATCGATAGATCGATATTTGGCCACGAAAGTATAAAGTCCAGTACTTAACCCTGTTATTAGTGAACTAGCAGATGCCCGCATTGAGTTGTTGTTAGTCGCATCCGATGCACCTATCCAAACACCATTATTATCTTGTGCAGATATAGTCACTCCTGATGCCACAGGTGAAGCCGTAAAGCTCATCATTCCTCTGTCACCACCTGGAACCGTTCCTCCTACGTCAATGGATGCGGAAACGAACACTAAGCATCTTCCACTGTTTCCGATTGATGTAGTAACTGTTGGTCCAAAAGTTGACATGTCAGTATAGTTAGTACTAGTCGTTGAATCCGATGAGTTAACCGAAGCCGAACTTATACCAAATGCTAGGGTAGAAAGTGAAACAAGTTGAGCTGCAGCATTTGCTGACTCTAAGCCATAACCACCACTAGCTAGCTGACCCATTCTCGTTTGCAACACTCCTGCGGCATTGTTTGTTCTTAATGAGTATAGGCCATCTGAACCCTTTCCCATGTCCAAGATAATGTTTCCACTACCATCGAGCATTCTTAGGCCAAATAGACCGTCTCCAAATTTCCCAAACTGAATAACCGTGTTACCATTATCGTCAATAATTTCAATTCTTCCATCTTTTATGGATAAAATACCGGAATCTATTGCTGTATTTCCAATTCTTGGGTTACGTTCAACTTTCGACAATCTTTTGTCTACTTCATTGTGTGCATCTATAATATTCCTCGGCGGCATACGATACTTGTTATCCGGCATTGTCGTCTCCTGGAAGAATTAGCTTTACTTCTTCGCTACCATCGGCAGATTGTGGATGAAGTTCCCAACCTACAATTCTTGTGTCTATTGTTACACCGTCTGGATGCATTGCATCGTTTATAATGAGTGAACAACCGTCACCCAAACCCCAGCTACCAAAAACTGGATCCCGATCACTTTTTATTTGAACTGTAAACGTTGGCATTGGAGCCTTTCGTTTTACGGCTTCTTGTTCTGCCAACATATCCAACTGTGCTTGATTGTCTATATCCTTTAAATTGACCTCTATGTCCCAACGTGGAAATCCACTACCAATTAAGCCGTTCCACTCGAACGTAGAAACGAGTTGGCTAGATCCTTCACCTTTACCAAATACATAGATGTCAGTTCCAGCGTTTGCCATGCTGTCCGTGCGGTAATAATTAAGCACTGATCCGGGATATTCAAAGTTAATGGCTCCATTATTTGCCTGACCAAGTGTTGGTGTTCGAAGAACTAAATCCTTTCGATAAATGTTGTTTGATTGTTTTGTTAATTGAACAGTCCAATCAAAACCATCTGAGGCATCGGCCAAGGCATCCATAGGACTATTGTAATATTTGTAGTCTGTAGCTAAAACATTTGCTGTCTTAATTATACTTTCGTTTGGTAGAGTTGCTGGAATATTAATATTAATGTTTCTACCTGCGGCGCTCGTCTGCATGTGGGTCCACAGCTGGCAAAACACACTCATTTGGCCACCAGTTATATTTATGTCGCTCAATATAATTTGTTTGGTTGGATAATTTTCGAATCCAAAAGCAAATATTTCACAAATTTTGGCCTGACTTTGATATGTTCGACTCCAAATAAAACCCCACCAAACTGGCGTCGAAACGCCTAGGTTGTCGACTCTCTCCATTACCAGCCACGTCTTGCCAGGGGTTGTGGCCTGTTTCAAATCTTCATTATTCTTTCCAGTTTGGTCAAGACTAAAGGACCCGTTGAATTGACCAGCACCATTTAATGTTCTTTGCGCAAATACACCAAATAGTGGAATCTCTTCAACGACCTGCTCGTCGCGGAGAGTAAGAAAAGTATATGTGTAATGCGTCATGAGTATTGAGTTACCTTTAACCAGGAAACGGTTCGAATAAACGATGTTCCGCTAGCAGTTCCCTGAGCACCTTGTAGCTTGCACGTACCCGAAGTACCAGCAATCGTTACAGTTCCCCGAAGATTGACACCAGTTCCGGTTGAGTTCATACCACCAACTGTAAGTGGGCCAACCGTAGTTACGGCACCTTGATAAACGGTAGTTACTAGGTTAGTTCCTGCGTCAGTCGAAGCTGGCGAAAAAAGTGACCATTCAACCGATGCACTTGCCGGCAAAACCCATTGGATGCTCAAGTCGCCAGCAGTTGGTGCAACGATGTGCAACCATCCATCAATGAGATATACGCTGTTGGAGTCACCAGTAAAACTAAAACCACCAATGTCGGCAAAGCTGGTTGTTGTAGTTTGGAATTGTGGATTTACTGCAAGCCTTTGCTCAAGTCTTATCCACTTAGACCCGTTCCAGTAATAAAACAGACCGGTGTCTGTTTCATAAACATCCATCCCCGTGATTTGAGTGGTGAATGATGCCCGCGTTGCCGAAGTAGTAACCTGGCGACCCATACGGAACCAACGGGTACCGTCATAATATATTGGTGCGTTTGTATCAGTCTCGAAACCATACAAACCCTCGTATGGGTTTGATGGCCGCACCAAAGACGTGCAAAGAATGGACCCACCAATAGCTGCCATGAATGGCCGTTTGTCTGTTATATTTCCGGTAACAATGGATGTAGCGTTGGCAGCCACCGCAATTTGTGCAAGAGTTACCGAGTTTGCTGGTGCCGCAGGGGGAGACGGGGACGCGGCCGGTGTCCCGGTTACCACAGCCAGGGACCAGGCGTTTGTTGCACCGCTATAAAATGCGTCCTGTACCTTGGCCACGACGAGATCGATACGTGGATTCGTTGGGTCAGAGGCAGTAATGGTTTTGTTAACAGTAGCGTCATTCTCGCAAAAATAGGTGCCTTGCTTGGTACCTTCGGTACCTGAAATAAAAGCAAAACCTGCCGCCACGTTGACCGACATGTTCGGTGTGCCATTTTGAGTAACGGCCAACTGCCCGCCAAGCGCAGGATGAACGCCACTAGCAGTTTTCAAACTGGCTGCGGCCGACGGAAGGGTTAGCAAAGAGCCCAAATAGCTGCGGAACTGCTCCGCAGTATGTGTACTCAAGTTCTGAAAAAATCCGGCAGGATTTATTTCAGTCATCAATTACCTCCACGCTGACCGCATTTCCACAGTAAGGTTGCCTGTTCCGGAAGTCGCCGCAAATCTAATGAATGTATACCCAGGGTCAAAAAGAAACCACGTCGGCGACAGTAGCGTATTTCTACGGTTTGTTACTCCATTTAGCCTTACCGTGTGATTTGCTAAATCAATAACTAAAGTTTCTCCGGAAGCAATGTCTATTGAAAAAGTTAATGAAACACCAATTGTATCGTTAATAATGACTGGGTTTGTCACAGGTCCTGCTATTGTGAGAGTTGCTGGTGTTGGTCGGTTTCCGCTATTAAGAAAATATTGACCGGCTCCGACGGCAGAAGAACCACCGAAAGACATATTAAATGCGAGATTGAAACTAAAGCCGTTTGTGTTTATTGTACTTATACCCATAGTTGATGATACAGTTGTAGTACTATATATTCTTGGATCTTCAGCAAATACTCTTATCTTAATGTCTGTGGTACCCAAGCGGCGAGACGAATCCCAATCGAATTTAACACCTAAAGGTTTTACATTCAAGTATCTTATTTCGTTAGATTCTGTGCTGAAATAAAATGGTACTGGAAGTTGAACTGGAGCATAATTAGATTTTAAATCATCCAATAAACTTTGCAGAGATGTTCCGTTACTGTAAACTGTACCTTCAAGGGTAATTTCACGTCCTGTTTCAAATTCTGCATCCATAAAACCGCCATCGGCGCCTTCATGGTCACGTTTCGTTTCTCGATAGTCCGCACTATCTAGACCAGTGACTTTATTTATATCAATGAATGGTTGCCCTGCAACGGCAGAGTCATTAAGAATAACTCCATCGTCATACAATTGAAAGGTCAGAGGGTTCACCAAACTAGGCATCACATACTCCCAGCCAATAGTGATCCCAACTTTTCGGCATGCACTCTAGGATTAATTTCATTGGTTGTAATGTGAATTGTTTGGTATATTATTTTCTGACCGTAATTAGGTGCTGGTGCAGCAATATTAGCATTAACTGTAGGAGATATAGAAGACGTCAATTTCTCCAATTTATTTTTAAGTGCAGGAACCGCTGAATCTATACCGTTAGAGAATCCTTCCATGACCAATTTACCGGAGTTGAAAAGTAGCATTCGGTCTTTGGAAGGCGGCCCTTTCCAATCTTTAAATTTATCTGTTAGCCTGTGGAATTCATCTTGAACCCATTGCCACATGGAACGTATACCGTCAATGAGTCCTTGAATCAAATCTTTTCCTGCTTGGTACAAGGTATGACCAAGGTCGCCTAGCCAGTGAGTAATATTCCCAGGTAGATTACTGAACCAAGTTTGAAGTTCTCCGATTTTTTCTGAAACTGCCACGGCCGCCTGAGTGGCTTTCTCACGCATTGTGGTGGCAAGATTTTCAAACCAATGCCATGCCTCTTTGAGCCAACCAACAAGGATCTTAATTCCTTGCCAAATTTCGCCAACAAGCCAAATTAGGCCACCAATAACCGCAGCTACAATTCCAATAATAGCTACAAGAATTAAGAATGCAGATCCCAAAAGTATTAATCCAGCCGCACCGGCAATAATGAGAATCCACTTACCTAAAAATTCGAAGAAGTGAATAAGTCCATCAATTGCTTGTTTATGTTGGTGATATTGATCAAGGACCCATCGAAGAATGGGAAGCAAGAATGTATTCAAAACATTACCGAGAAACTTGAATCCATTTTCAACAAGCATTTTTATATCATTGAGGATCTCTTTAACATCTCCACCATGCTTCATCCAAAATTCGTCCCAAAATTTCTTTACTGTTGGTACAACATTATTGTTCAACAGATCGGAAATTTTTCGCAGGGGAGGCTCTATGTACGCTTTAAAATCAGCGGCTACACCCTTGAAGAAAGGTTCAAAATCATTAACCCAAACCTCTCTAATAGTACCGCCAATATCCTTAATTAGATCCCTAAAAGGTGCAGATTTAGTCCAGGCTAGATAGAAAGCCCCAGCAATCAATGCCACGGCAGCAGCAACCGCAGCAATAATTCCTGCAACAATGAGCAGTTCAGGACCAGCGGCAATGAGAACTGACAAAAATTGGGAGAACATGCCGCCAACAATGAGCATAGGCCCACCGACAAGACCAACGGCTGTGGCCAACGCCAAGAAGTTAGCAGCTAGTTCTTTGGTTTTTGGGCTTAAGCCGTTAAACCAATCCAACAATCGTTGGCCATAACCAAGCAGTCTATCCACAGCCGGGATAAGTGCATCGCCAAGACCAATTTTCAGTTCCATCCATTTATTTTTCAAAAGCTCAGACTTGACGGCTGTGGTATCCGCCATACTCTTGTAGGCGTTTTCCATGGCACCAGAGCTACCCGAAACATCCTTGAGAATATTATCAAATAGCTCTAGATTTCCTGCGCCGAGAACAATGTTCTGAATGAACCGTCTAGCCTCGATCGTTCCACCGGCACCCTTGAATACATCGAGAAGCGCTGCTAGACGATCTTTTTCTGGCAAAGCCATAATTTTTGTGCGAAGATCTCTCAAAATGTCATTTAGTGGCCGCATGTTGCCAGCAGCATCGCGTGCGTTAACTCCAAGGGCTTTCATATTTGCCACAGCAACAGGATGGCTCATCGCATCCATTGCACGAGCGACTGATGTTCCTGCTCTAGCAGCCGACAAACCCATACGGGTTGCGGTAGCAAGTGCCGCCACCATCATTTCAATACTTTGACCGGCACGAACAGCAGACGGTGTTACCAAACCAATACGCTGATTCCACTCTGCATATGTGCCAATGCCTTCTCGAACAAGAGCAAATTGCAAGTCTAGCAAATGATTAACATCGCCCATAGGACGATGGAATGCATTCATAAGACCAATGGTTGCCCGAGATACATCCTCAATGCTTGTTTGTCCGGCAACCGCACCCTTGGAGAATGCCTGCAAAAGTTTCTCTGCGTCCTTGGTACCAACTTCCATCGATGAGAAGATGTCATACAATGCTGGTTGGATATCTTGGAAATGGACACCAATGGTGTCAGCGGTTCTAAGACCAATATCTGCTAGTTCTTTAAAGTTTCCACTAAAACCTTGAACCTGTGTGGACGTAAGCGCTACCTGACGCTGGTATTCAATCGAAGATTCGACAAGATTTTTCATTGCTAGGGCACCGCCGACACCAATGGCGCCTAAGGTGAAACCCATGGCACTTGCTACTTGCGCAGTGGAACGTAGAACACTTTGCATTCGTTCCATATTCCGCATGCGATTAGCAAGTGCTGCATCGTTAGCAATTAACTGTGTTTTTTCAGCTTCAAGAGTTGCTATGTGATTTTGTATCGCTGCGCGATTCTGGTTAGTCATTCCAGTAAGTCGACCCTGCGCAAGTTGAGCACGCAGCGAAGCCTGTTCTGCTTCGATTTGGGCGATTCTTACATCATTACCGGCGGATCGAACAGAACGACCAAAAGAGTTTAGTGCGCGAGTAGCCAAGTCTTGTGCCTTGAGATAAACCCACATATCTCGACTATTAAAAGGCACTTAACTATCCTCCTCGCTCCGCTCTTGCTTTCGCTTCATCCATTTGTCGTCGTTCGTCTTGGCAAATCAATGCATGTCGCATTAATTCCACGAACAAACTATCCTGGTCGAGCAGTCCTCCGGCCTGTGGCAATGTGTTCATGCTTTGACACATATTAAAAACGTCGAGAAAAAATGCAGCTTGACGATTGCTATTGTCGTATTGAGCTTTCTTTATTGTGTATCCCTTTACTACAATAGCCTTCCTTATCTCGTTCTTTACGATTTTAAATTTTCGCTATCCTCAAAAGAGTTAAGCTGGTCTATATACCCAGAAATTTCGTCACCAACTCTTGGATCAAGCATTAATACGTCCTGAGGATTGGCAAAATTGAGTTTTCTATCATTCTCATCCGTCAGGTTATGATCAATCACTAGATTGCCGAAATCCTTGAGTGCAGCCTTTTTGTTCAGCATATTCATTTCTAGTTGCTTGCTTTCCATCGAAGCATGCATAGAAAAAATTTCATCCTGACGAGCCAACTTTTCACCAAAGGTCATTCGTCGTATAACAACGAATGCTCCCTCCAGTGTTTTAAGCTCGAATCGATCGGTGTTGTTATTTGAGACTGTAGCATTGGGCATTTTAAATATTCTCCTGAGTCTTAATAGTAACCTGGTAAGACTTGCCAGTACCATCAATAACGCCCACGTACTTGATGGACGCTCGTACCAAATCGCCTTGGCCCGAGTTAGAAACTTCATAGGTATTCTTAATCGTCACAGGAGACAAGATCGAAACACTGTTATTTGCTCCCTTGGAGGCGGTAATAGTAATAGAATCCGATGTCAATGCTTTGAACGCATCAAAGTCGGTTCGTGTCTGAAAGTCCCGATCGAATGTTAGATCGGCTTTTCGCTCGCCATATTTAATAAAGTCAGCACCTCGTGTAGTGTTCTTTAGTCGGAATTGTGGTTCCGCAGCATCATCAATAACATATTCAAAGTTGTCAGTATCAAATACCGGGCTAGCCGTTGGGATTTCCACAGAGTAAGAGCCCGCTCCGAAGGGCACTGTTGTGGGCCACGTAGGAACAGGTACGCTTTGAACTGCTTCGTCTCGCCCAACAATTTTGACATTGTGGTGAAGAATTCCATCAGAAACGTTAAATGTGTTAGATGATACTACACACCCAGTGAAGCCGAAAACAATACCGTTACGAACTGTTGTAATAGATAGTGTTCGTGTTGGAATAGCAGCCGCAGTCGGAGTGAAAGTGTATGTATAGTTAGTTGTGCCAGTTTTTACAAAACTATTTCTAGAAGCCGCTAACCAATATACAGATACGTCTTCAAAACATTCGCTCGAAATTTCGCCAGCGACGTGAAAATCACCAGCGACGGCACCAATAACATCTGCCGATTGGCGAATTGGACGTCTCCAAATTGTTGCCTGAGTCGACGTAAGCGACTCCGACATGAACGGAACAAACTTTGTCGGTGCAGTATACGTACCCGGAGTATAGGCCGTATTAGTCGTTGGAAGAGCACCAGCAGGTGCGCCAACGGCAGTGTCATCGTAACTAGTAACAAGACCTAGAGTTGTCACCAAAAGTTCGGTTCCGGTTGCGCCACCGGCGGCAGTTCGATAAACCTTGTATCCTGTGGCACCAGTAATGGCAACCCAGGTCAAGTGCGCAGTAAGGTTTGTAGTTGCTGTGGTTACAGTAACTTCGTTAGAAACGTTCGTTTCACCAGCAGCATTTATTGCAGTAAGATAATATTTATATGTGCCAGCAGTGAGAGACCCACCCGAAGCAGCAACACCGGTAAGAACCGGCTCAGCCAAATCTTCAAAGGCAATGCCAAGAATACCAGCAGCGCCAATTCCAGGAGCCATTTATTCACCTCCCTCCGATGTGTCGACAATCTTTGTAATAAAGTGCGGTGTATTGGCCCTAATTGGATCAACACCATGGAACTCGAAAAATACGCTAGAGTTTACTTCCACAGGTTCGTGGGGTTTCAATACACCAACACCGTCAATCGTACATTCTCGATCAGATTCGAAGAGAATCTTCACATTCTCTCCTAACTACTCAGGTATGTCTTGGTCTCACCTATATAGGTGAGCCTTACAGTTCTAAATTCTCCACCCTGATTATGAGTTTCTCCAGGGTTCCACTCATGAACAAAACCATGAATGATAATTCCACCCATAGTAACGTCGGCATGTAAGGCGGCTTCTGCAGATTCTGCTAGTTGATCCAAGGCTAAGCGTTCTGTTTCTTCGTCGCCGACCTTCATTGAATGAATATCAATGAATATCGTCATAAAGTTCATTGTCCGACCGCCTGGCGCGGAAACACCTGCAAGATCACGCCGTTTTGGCGCCGGGGTTACCACAGCAGTCGGGGATCGGGGAATCTGTTCATGTCTACCGTAAAGAACATCTTGAAAAAGCTCGGTGGCTAACAACTTATTTTTGATGGCTAGGGCAAGAACAGTGGTTCGATCGGTATGGTCCGCCATTATGTGAACCCTCCCTTAAATCGAATCCTGTCATCCACCCAACGGCCAAATATCGTTTCGATAGCGTCTAAATCCTGATCTTGCAACATTAGAAAAGGTCTAGGTGGTATGGTTTTCGTCCCAGCTTGCTGATACTTAGCATAACTAACAATGTCATCTATGCCTTCGGGCGTAACTGTATCGTTCGTTACTCGCCATGTATCGGCACTTGTTGCGGCATTTCGTAGTTTTCCAGTTCTGACAAGTATTGGATGCTCGCTGTCGCCTCTTCTTCTAACGGTCGACTCTGCCAACCTTTGCCAAGAAGGTCTGCCCTCAGAACTAAAATTTTCTCGAATCGATGGTAAAATTACCTCGTGTAACGACGTTGTCAATGGTTCACGAAAGTCTCTAAAAGAATCTGCTACATTATCAATACTACGAGCAACAATAATTGACTGCGAATAAAATCCCTCACCCAATGATATCTTTGGTAATCCAGGGTGTGCAGTACCTACGCCTAATACTCCAAGAAGTCGAGAATAGGCAGCACTTACTGCATTTATACCCCACGGCATTTTAGAATACTTTTCCCAATGAGAACTTCGCTGGACCTAGCGATGGATCATCTGTTGTTGGAGCAAGTGCAGAAGACGCATCGTTAGGATAAAACACTGCACTGCTTATAGTCGTTGTTACGCCCGGTATTTCAATTGTCCCATTCAAAATGCCTTGAATAAGATTTTCAGCATTACTTCTCACCATACGCGCATAATTGTTCGGATAATTCTGATTCTCACTGTAAAATTTGTCATATAGCCAACCAGTATAAACCTTGGCAATAATAACCTGAATCAGTCTTGGTGTTGTTGACTTATCAACCCACGTGCTTGTGTCATAAGCAGAAGCAATTCGAGCTAGAACTTCTTCTTCAATTTGTGATAAATGATCCAAATCTAAAGACGAAGGCTTGAGCTTGGTTGGCTCTACCCAAGCCTGCACGTCTTCTAACGAAACTCTAGCCATGATTACTCTTCAGTATCTGTGTTTGGTTCCTCATTTTTGGAACTTACCGTCTGATCTACCTCACTAGTGGTTTGAACCGTGGGGGCCTCTTCGGCATCTTCCACAGAGACGGCGCCCATATCCCACAATTTTTTGAGATCATCCTTTTTTTCAAACATAGCCGGGTCAAGCTCAGAACCGGCATCGTACCATACACCATCGTGCTTAACATTCGTTACCGCAATGAGCTTCTTCGCCATCAGAGAGATCCCCCTTAATTAGGCGACGGCAGCTTTGATAACGTAGCCAGCAATAGATTTGCCAGCATCAGAAGTACCAGCATCACCCTGAGCTACAAGTTTCAGGTCGTAGTAACGGCAAACTCGAATAACATCCGACTTTCGCCGATCCTCACGCCACCGGTCAACGTACTGCTCTTGACCACCACCGGCGCCGCCCCATACGAACTCATAACCATAGGCCGGAATTCGAAGACCAGGACCGCCAGGAACGTAGGCCAGAACGACATCCTTACCCCACAGGTAACCAAGTGAGGCAGCTTGGCCAAGGTTCGCAGTGTTAATACCAACACCAGGAACCACAACCCGATCGAAACCGAGAATGGAAGCAAGCAGTTCCGGCGAAAAAATGGCACGCTCAGAATACTTGATCCGCTCAAGGAAGTCCGGGTGATCCTCAAGTTTAGCCATTACCTGGTAAGGAATGACCGCAACGTTTGGATCGGCAAAGATACGAGCGTTGATGGCAACCTTTGCGGTACGCAGATCGGAAATCGGGTCCGAGTTAGCGTAGTCGTTCCACTGAGATGTGCCAGAAAGTGTCGTGCTTAGACCAGATGCATAGTTGGCCGTCGTTGTCGCCAGTGTTTGAATTGTGCGCTCACGGCCGAGCATAATTTTGGAAGTGATGATGTTTGTACCATCACGGTCAGGAGCAATCGGCGGATCTGCGTTCTGCCGCTCTTCATCGGTAACAGCAATTTGCAGAGAGTGTTCCTGAGCGTAATAAGTGTCCGTGGAAAGAGCCGCACCTGTGACTTCGTTAGCCTGAGCACCAGGAGCACGATAGTCAGTCTCAGGAAGCCATCCCTCACGGCCAAAAATGTAGTATTTGTCTGCCTGCTTCTGCACTCTCACGGACGGAAAAAGTACCGAGCCAGCAAGATTGCCAGTTGGCCAAGCAACACTGATTTGGGTAAGCGCCCGATCAATGTGAACGCTACCGCTACCAGTCGGATTGTAAACCGGCACCTGATCCTCCTTTCGCTTAGATAAAAATTAGAAAAGAACGCCTGGGGTCAATTGAACGTCAACGATGTCACCAGCAGCAATTGTCCCGGTAAGTGTCGTCGCGCCAACAACAACACCCAGCACCTTTGACCCTGTGGTAGCAGCAGCAATAACGCCGCCAGCGTTACCGCACATAACCCGAGTTCCAATGTTAATCGTGCCAGGCGTGGCGTTAACTACACATTTAGCGACGCCTTGAATAGCAACGTTCGCTACTACCTTGCCTGTGGCAACTTTTGTCTGATCAACACTTTCTTGAACGACGCCAATTTGCAGTGTTGTCGCGGTTGCGTCGGTGCAGAGATCAATAAGGCCAGAACCAGCACCGCTCATTTTTACAACTCGGAAAGCCTGAACACCGTTCGCACTGGACGAGTTGTAGGTAGAAAGGACTGGGTAACCCTTACTAACGAGATAATCAGCCATGTGTCATCTCCTTTCTTACTCGTTAAAGGCGTAAGAACCCTGACGGTAGCCATTCCAAAGTTCAGGCTGTGTGCGAGAAATGTGATCCATAGCCTCATCAAGTGAAACTTTGGCATCCTGAGCATAGCGGTTGGCTTCGTCCATGAAGAGAGAAACCGCATCCTTAGACCGGCCGTAACGCACGCCTGCACCGGCCCGCTCGCCAAGTTCAACAAGAAGACCAGACGAAGACTTCATAAGACCGAGAATGTGCCAAAACTGCTCGTGCAGTTCCACAGGCGCATCCATCAGGAAGTCGTGAATCTTGTCTTTGGCCACAGGTGTGAGGATGATCTTCGAATTGTCAAACTCAGCAAGTTTACGGTTGACGTCGGACTCACGCAGATTCTTGTTAAACTCGTTAAGAACCTTGTTCTGCTCGTCTACCGTTTCGATGAGAGCTTTGACCATCGGATTCTCTTCGGCAAGCTTTTTCAGTTCTTCACTAACGTTGGGAACTGGAACCTTGGCCGGACTCTTATCGTCTTTGTCGTCTTTCGGGGGGCCAGCAATCTTCTCGGCGAGCGCCTTAAACGCCGCCTCTTCCGTGGTGTCCACAGGGAGGCCGAGAAGCTCATTCAGCTTCTTAAGATCCATATCCTGAGTCGCCTCCTTTGCTTTGTTAATAGCATCGACCAGCCCAAATGCATAATCGATGGAAGACTCAGACAAATTAATAGGAATGAGATTCTTCATAAACGGGCGATTCGTTAACGCACCGCCGAAGAAAACATCCTGAAACTCTTTGCCATTTTGATCTGTCCATTTATCGCGATACTCCGCCGAGAAGTATCGATATTCCTTATTCTTAATTTTATCTATTGCATTCTTGGTAAAGTCAACAAGGACCCACAGACCAGTGTCCCGAGCCTCGCCGTCCTTAACCCAACCGGAGGCAATATCCTCGTTGTTGTGATTGTAGTTAATACTAGGATCAATGCCTCGAACTTTATTTTTAATGTTATCTGCAAAGCGCTTAATACGTTCGGTGTTTACATTAATTTTGCCGAAAACCGGATGCAAATATTCGCCAAGCGGAAGTGCATGAACCCACGCACTACCCTTGTCGTCCTTCTCCTCTAGTTGAATAGATGCCAAATCAACGAGGTAAAGCATATCTTGACTCAATGTCACTTACCTCCCTTCTTGGTCGGTTTCTTGGACTTCAGCATGTCCGGGAATTTACGAGCAACTGCTGCTCGTACCGCCGCTTTTTCCGCCGGTGTACCGAACTGAGACACTCTGGCTAGGGCATTCTGCGCATGAGACCGGTCGGGAATTGGATACCCGCCTGAACCACCACTTTTGCTTCTTTTGGACGGAACTGCAAATGAAGAAGTTGGTAGTTTTTTACGCGCCTTAGCAGTTAGTTCGGCAAGCTCAACCGCATCATAACCTGTCTGCTGTTTAGGTGCAATCGCCTCTTTAGTCTGTCGAAGTGTTGACAGTGTCGACTGTCGACGCTGGCGCGCGCTGACCGGAACATTTCTAGGCAACACTACCTCCCTGAAAATCGAACCAAATAACATTCGAATGCGTAGTTGTAGTGGTTGTACTTAACGGCGGCACAACAGTTAGATATGGGTTGGCGAATACCTTAGAACGAACGAACTCTGAAACGCTTTTCCCATCTTTGGTAGCTATCTTATTTAGTTTTTCAAACTCGTCCTCATTGAGCCTTATAGAAACCGTCTTGTTCTTTCTCATTATTTGCCTCCTGATTGGTCCACGCCGGCATTTGATTTAGGAGGGGTACCCGTGGGTGGGGGCGTCTGTCGCGGTAATCCCACAGGGGGAGGAGATGGCTTAGATGGCTTTGCGGGCGCTGTGCCCGGTGCGTTCGGGTTCGCCCCATCAATGAGAACTGCCTGGTTTGACCCGGTTTGGAGGTGCGGACTGGGCGTGGTTCGTACGGTCTTTTCGTCCACAGGTGGGAGGTCAAGTTCAGTCCGCAAATACTTCTCAAGTTCATCGTCTGGTCGAATTGCATCAGATCCAACAAAGTTTCGGAAGGCAAACGACATGGTACGAATGTCTTCCCATTCGCCAATACGACGAACGCGAAGCTTTGGGTACTTGCCCCGTGAAAAGTTGAAATCGACGAGTTTTGGAATAACGAAGTGATTAAATGTGTCACACACTGTGGAAGCAATGTACCGAGTAGATTTATAATAGACATCCATTGTGTCGGGTTTAACGTTTGATTCGTCCATAAACGGGGCCAATATGTTTGATTTTATCTTCATATCGTGGTGCTCGATTGATTGCATACAGTTAACCGGTTGGCCCTTAATATCGGCGAAGTCAATTTCCCAGTTAGAGGGAATAACTACGTGGGCACGCTCATTGGTTCTAAGGTTTCGTCCCAATTCATCGGCAAGTTTCTTGTCTGATTCACTAAATCCCATAGGCAATTTAATGACAGGTATGCCAATACCATGACGTTCTTTTTGAATCGCATCGATTTTGTAAAGAGTATCCTTGTAGTAGTAATGCTTGTAGGCCGAACGTAGTAAGGAAATTCCCCGCAAATCGCCAGCTTCTTGTTCCAATACGAAAATTACCAGCTTTTCGATTGGAATGAAAATCTTCTGTGGGTTGTACGTCGTATTGAAGTCTATCCCCTGATAGTCCGATGGAACACCTAGGCCCATACTTTCCATAATTATACCATTAATGCCACCATTAGTATCCCAACGCCATTCCTGGATATCCATTGGATGACGTGGTGCTAGTTTTTTAAGCTTAAGTCTACTCTTACCATTTTCCGTGACTTCGTCAAATACCAATTCAAATGGAAAAAAGCCGTACTCACACATGAGCAGGGCATCTTCAACCACACGGCTCCAAGGAACCGACAACTCATCGAACAGATTTTTTTCAACAAAATCAGAGATATTCTTGTCGATGGTAGAATCAGAGGCCGGCTCAACGTGCCACCGTGCCGCCATAATTGGAGTTTTAACCAGTCTCAGCGCGCCGCGAACGGTTCCGTCGGCCCGCTTCATATCGTAATATGTTCGAAGTCCTAGTTGTCCCATTAACTCTGGAACGCGTTCGGCCCTTGTCCACGCGGTCCACGGTGAGGGAGACGCGAATCCTAACTCGGAAATGGCAACGTCGCCGGACATCCCAGGATCGCGTTCCGTAAGAATCACATACGGATTTCGTGGATCGTCACTAACACCAACAACGGCGTGTGAGGAAAGATACTCAGCAAATGTTTTCTTTCGATCATCAATATATCTCTCAAGATCTTCCATGGCATCGGTCATATGTCACCTCCTCAATCGAGCATGTCGACCCAAACTATTCTTGTTGATCCGTTATGAGTGTGTATGTGATGTAAATCGTCGAATCTTTCATATACTGCGGTAGATTTGTATTTTGTTCGCCAACGCATAGCACAACTTTTATCACCGAACATGACGCCTTCGGCCACAATGCCTAATCCAGAAACACCACTCACATCTTCCTCGCGGTGCAGCTGAAATCGTCTCATCTCCACATATCTTTCGTTATATACCAAGCAACGAAAAAGCCTCCGACTAATGATCCACAGAGAACTGCTCCGAGGATTATTGCAATAATCTTCATGAGAATCTCATATTAGAAGTAAAGTATCCAGAATCCGGAAGGTCATGCATGTCGTAGACGTCCATAACTTCGGACAAAGATTGGGTAGCGCCAAGCTTGAATACATGCATAAGACCATAACGAATGGCATCTAGAGTGTGATCATCTTTGTTATGTCCAGCTTCGCGCGGATCTTTGCCTCGAACAGCATCTACCACTCGATAGTTGTTAAATTCACGAATAGTATTTACACAGCTGTGGTCAACCGTTAGCCATGGCTGTTCTATCGGTGTACCAAATTCGTCTTCACCAACTTGTTGCGGTTTCAGAAAACTCTTGACGAGGTTTACCCCTTCACGCCACCCAGATTCGCGAGTTCCTCTGTCCTCTGTTCCCATCTTTGAGCGAATATCTGCCACACACGGACCAAAAAACTGGGAAACCTGAACAACTTCACCCGGACCGGCCGCATCACCGAAACAAAGATCAACATGATATCCAGGCGGTTGAATTCTAGATTTCATTTTTGCAATAAAATCTCGGAGCGTCATACGCTCTTCGTACTGTTCCCGCCAAATCCTAATTCTTTGCAGTGCATCCACCTGGAATTCAACTGCGGCCATCGGGGCGGCAAATCCCCAGTCGAAAGCTACATAGTTCGGCAAGTTAGGATCAAACTTTACCGACTGAACGTGTACTTGCTCATCAAATTCTGAATAAATTTTACCGGTAAAACTGGTGAAATCCGCAGCGTACTCTTGTTTAAACACTTCTTCCGGCGTTGTTCGTTTTGTTAGCAATATCTCCGGATCATTTTTACCACCCGGATAAATAATGGTATTTTCCCACGACGGGAATTGCCACGATTCGTACTCCGGTTGGTGCGGATCTCTTCCCATTTTCCACAGGTTGTAGATCCAATTTTGACCTTCGGGCGTCGTACTAAAAGTCGCCGAACCACGCTTATCGGTCAACGCCGGCCGAATAAAACGTTCCCAGGTTTCTTCCGAGTGTTTTGCAGCTTCACTCATAATTACGTAGTCTAGACCTTCACCAACGAGGTTCTCTGGCCTTTCCGCACTACGTACTTCTAATCTCGTTCCCCACGGAAATTCAATACTCAAATCGCCCTGTTTTTTCGAATAGCTTTTCTTGACTAACTTCTCTCGCCCCAAGCCCTGTTTGATAATCATATCAAACCAAATGACTCGAAACTCTTTTTCGCCCAAATCGTACGTCGGCCCAACAATCCAAATTCGTTTGTTAGGGGTCATCATGAGCGGTTCTACATCTTTAGCACCCATTTGAGTCTTGCCGAATCGGCGTCCACAGACGGGCACACGAAACCGGGCGGCCGAATCGTGAAAAAGTTTTTGTTTCTCATGAGGCTCATACCCAATGAGATTAAAGTACTTATATTTGTCAATCTTATACAACTTTTCCACATCTTCGTTACTCATCTAATCCTCTAAACTCTCTTAATCCAAGATCAACGCGGTCCTTCAGTCTCGGTTCCACAGGGTGGCAGGGGCATCGGCATAAACTTCGACAATATTTGCATTCTAGTCGACACTTGTCGTGCAATTCATGTTGGCAAGCTGTTGAGAAATAACGGTGGCTATCCATTCTTTATCCTTTTCCGTTAAACTGTCGCCCGTCTCCGCCCTCGACGCCCCGTACGCCGAAAAGTGGCCGACGATATTAGCCCAGATTGAAATTAAAATGACCCATAGAATGCTATCTTTCCACCATAATAAACTAGGCAACAGCAATATTGCCCAGGCAAAAGTACAAATAAGATTAAACACCTTTAAAAATTTAGCCATTTTGGATTCTGCTAGGCCACGGTGTCCATGCGAAGGCAAAGTGTAATGCCCAGAACGCCAATCCTAAAATGACTAAATTAACGTTCCCAGCGTGCACACCAAATGCTGCTAAGAATAGAATAATTGCACCAATTAAGGCGAACATTGCTCACCCCGCAAGTCTATCCAAATAGATAGCAATCGATGAAGTCTGGCCAGCTAGTGCAGGAGCCGTGACCGTGATTGCATCATCCGAGTTTATCGGAATCGGCGTGGTTGGTATGTAAGATCCACTAGTCGTAGCAGAAATCGAAATAGTATTGAGTGTTGCGTTGTAACCCGCACCTGCACCAGATGTAAGAACTACCGGCACGCTCTGCGTCGTAGAGGCAGAATACGTCACCGTTACCATACGTAGCCGATACGCCTTGCCTGTTGTTGATGCCAGAACATTCTGCGTGTTAACCGCCGATGTCTGGGTAAATCTTGTTACTCCCGAGTAATCAGCCATTCATTGCCCACCTTCTGACAGAGTCTCCTTTACAGCTTTAGCCGCAGCCATCCACGCCTCTACCCTACCTTCGCTCAAATCTTCCCATGGTGGCAACGCTTCACCGAGAAAGTTTTTCCATTCACGTTTTTCGGCATAAGTCTCATAGCAAATGCGGCCCAGGTTAAAGTCGTCCATAATTCCCCTATCGATTAAAGTATCTGTTCGTAGCCTTGTTCGTGGTAGTCTTGGCAACGTTATTACGGTTCGGTTCTCCACTAGCAAACATGAGGCTAACGTTCCCCGTGTCTGTGGGAAGCGCACCCGATGGAGTTACTGAGTTGTCGTCAACGAACGTTTTCGTGGGAAGTGTTACGGTACCCATCAAAAGCTCAGAACCACTGGTACGACCATAAATTTTCCAGCTTGTTGCGTTCGTAGGAACGATAGCTGTTACGTCAATAGTCACGGTACTTGTTGAACCTGTGGTGACTTGCGTTTTCGCTGGACTGGGAGCAGTCTCGACACCAGCGGCGACAAACGTTACGCGATACGAATACGTCGCGGCGGCCAGCGTTCCGCCGGTCGTACTTGTGCTGGACGCTGGTGCAGAACTCGGCGCTTTCGTGTCCGCAATGACCGTGGCGTTTCGAAACTTACCGAGAGCATTGCGATACCCTACAGTATCTCCGCGTCTTGCGGTTCTTGTTGCAGGCATTCATCCTCCAACTTTTCAATAAAAACTACGCTATCCTTAGCAACTACTAAGACAGGCTGATCTTCCTGATAAAAGGAAATAAATCCGCTTATTGTTTCTTTAAATCCCGTTGCTTCTACTTCTTTTCGTAAGCCATTGTAAAGAACCTTGTATCTCATTGATATTTCCATTCATCATTTACCAGTTTTCGTACACTCCCTACAGTCAATTTTGCATCGTAGACGTCTTGCCCCATTTCTTTACATTGTTTAACGAAGAAGCGTAGCAAGTCATCTATATCTTGATCCTTACCATTGTCATGCATTCCGTGTCCTTCAAGGTGAATTACCCAGTTTCCCATTTTTTTTCTCCAATCGACGATCATCGATGCGATCCATGTGGTCTTGGGTTCCACAGGCAGAGAGCGTGGTTTATCGTCTAAAACGAGAAATTGGAACGAGTTCATATACTGTATGAAACGACTTTGTTTTCTTAATTCTTGGTCCACATTGCCCAGATTCACCTTTCATATTTACCTCCCTACACAATAGTTGTTGTGTTCCTAATTTGTCGTTTTATTCTATTGTTTGCCCTTGGTAATTTGGTCAACTTCTACCAGGACAGAATCGAATATTTTGTCCCAGGCTGGCTTGTTGTCGGGCATGCGAAGGTCATTCCCATTGCCAAAGCTCTTGTCCATAACGTACTTTGCCGCGTTAAACCTGATCATTTCGGTTTGGCTATTTATTGCCAAATAAACCATACTCATGGTTGCTAGAGGAAGATTTTCTCTGATGATATCAGATGCCATCTTTATTGGATCTTCCTTATCTTGCAGTGCCCGGCGAACTGTTAACTGTTCGATTGCTTCATCAGGGCACCACTCCCGCATGTCAGTCATTCGACACCTCCTTTCCTCATTTCCTAGGATCTTATCAAGATCTTTTGTAATACACAATCCTGTCTACATGTCGACATGATCAACTTTGTTTACCACTCGCATGTGTAAATCCCAAGATCAACTTTTATTAGTTCATGCATGTGAGAAGAACACGCCGCTTTCCGACATATACCCTATGTCTGATTTAATATAGTTATTCCCTTATAGTCTATATGTCCGAATTATACGACAAGTCGTGTACGCGGCTTTCACCCACATATGCCCTGCATGCTAGGTGTACTTAGCATACTATGTACTATATGATACTAAGTACTTAATATTCTATGTATATAGAATACTAAGCACACATGGTGCGCTATGTACCCATAATACTAAGCACGCCTGGAACGCCGTACAAAAAGGGCATGTCCGAAATACCCCCTTTATCTAGGTACTACCTGACATAGGGTATACGCCGTACCTACAGATGGTGAAATGATCTTGCCCTATCAAGATCATTTTGGTACACTTGATCTAGGCGCGGGGGCCAAGATCAACGATCTTGAGAGGAGGTGATCTTGGAGATGTTGATCAAGAGCAATTCGGACATAGGGGATAAGTGGTATATGTCTGAAATACCCGGATATGTCGAGAATATCCGGAAGGACGTACAAGTCAGGATTTACGACGACAATCCGTATTATACCGGATATGTCGGAAGAATCCAGCAAATCCGTCGTTTACGGTATCTCGTAAAGACCGGACAAAAGACGATTTGGCAGGCAATTCGGATGTTCCTGAAATAGGATGACATGTCCGAATTACCCGAAACAACCGAAAAACGGGGAATAGGCCATAAAGGCCACATGTACCTTAATTCCTAAATAGTGGATGTGTCAGGACATACCCTGCTATGGCTCCTTTGTCCGAATTGTACGAAAAATCGGACATGACATGACATGTGTTCATACATCGCCTCATATAATCTCGGATCTCGCGGGCGAAAACGGACATAAGGAGCGGAAATGGCGATTCTGGTGGATGTGCCCAACATCGGGGCATACATCGAAATCAAGGGCGTAACCTTCGAAATCGTCGGATACGACATCGAAGTCACGAAAGCGGACGCATTGGGAAAAGCGGACATCACCCCCAAAGCTCGCCTTCAGCCCGTAAACGCGGAAACCGGTGAAGATCTGGACGAACCGGTCCAGACATGCAACATCTGGGCATTCGACTACAAAGAGGTGTAATCGGGCATCAACGACAAAGGAGTCATAAGAGGGTATGTCTGAATAAGGAGCGAAAATGCGTACCATCATCTCTCTTGTCGTGGAATCTGTACTCATTGCGGCAATTGTCGTAGGTATCGCAATTGCCGTAAGCGGGAACAATGCCCAATTCGGGCGATTCGTGAACGATACATCGGTTATGTACTGCGTGCACGATTCCTCCGATTCGCACTGGTACTGCTCAAAATCGCCCATTGAGACCAAGTAGTACCATTTAGGTTAGGTTCGGGTGTATACATCTAAAAAACACCTATACCCTCACATTCGGGTGTATACATGCACCTTGTCCGAATCTTTCCTAAATGGGATTACAAATACCAAAAATCCCCACATCGCGGACGTAACGGGTGATTCGCCGGAACCCGCCGTAATGCGCATCAAAGACGTAAAAGACGAATACCGCGCAAAACGGACATTGGGCCAGAATCGTACGGACTACTCAAGCCTGGCAAAGGTGGATAACTGTAGTCGCAGCCGGTAAAACTCCGCAACACGTGTCTTGATACGTCAATAGTGTGAATGGGACTTACACCAGAAATGGGGTATGTCTGGGTAATTCCACGCAAGTGGCTCTAACTCAGACATTAAAGACTTGTCCCCCAATTCTGATGAATGGGAGCTAAGTGTCCTATTGTGGGTCGGAATGCTCACGTCCACCTAAAAGGAGCGAAACGGACATGAGTGACGATTACCTGCAAGTCGGGGCAAGCTACTTCGAAGAGGCATTCGGGTCAGAAAGCACATTGATCGCAAATGCCGAGATAGCCCTAGATCATGTCGACTTCGACACAATGGTCGGTACGGGCCTTTCCGGCTCTCTGGTCATTCCAGTACTGGCCAGGCATTTCGGGGTAAACATGGCAATCGTGCGCAAAGAGTACACTCCGCACGATGATAGCCGTATAGTCGGGCGAATCGGACATAAATGGCTATTCGTGGACGATTTTATCTCTACGGGCTCAACGCGCATTAAGGTAATAGACGCCGTAGAGGATGTTACTTCGCAAGGTATCAGAACCTGGAACGAATACCGCTATCAGTACGACATCAAGAGTTTCCCGACAACGTACGTAGGAACGTACGAATATGGGCGACTCGTCCGAAGCGGTGCAAGGTTCACACGAGCATAGCAAAACGGGTATTCCGGCCCGTAATAGGATACTTAGCTCTCATTGCTGAAATAGCCAGTAATCGGACATAGCACCCTTATGGCGCATAGTGCTACAAAGGCGTTATGTCCGAATCTGGTTATTTCAACCTAAAGGAGCGAAAAAATGGGAAAGCACGAAACGCCGGAAAAGCACCCCTGGCACCGTAGGATGGTGGTTTGCGCGATTCGCGTAATGCGCGCCGGTCGTGATGTTCTGATCGGAGGTGCCACAATCATCATGTTTGAGCCGGTTGTGTCGCATTCGACCAATTCACACCACATCGCGGCAATGGTAGGGATGGTGACTCATGTCCCGTTCTGAGACTTACGCCCGTTGGGGGTTCCTCATCCTGTTTGTCGGGACATTCCTTCTCGCGTTCATCTGACCGTTTCGTGCTGTATATCGGTCCTATCCCGATATATGGTGCGATGCTGCCAGAAGGTAGCGAAAAACGGACAAAAGGAGCAAACCAGAAATGTGCATCATGGAAGTACGTCCCGGACAAAAGTCGTCAACCATTGCACAGGCCATGGCTCACAACGTATCGACCATTGAGCGCGATATGGACATGTTCGAAGAATTGCTCAAAGCGCGCGAAGACTTCGAATCGCTCGATACGGTACAAGAGGCTCACCTCATGCTGAAGCGGGCATACGCCAACCTTCTGATGCAATTCGGTATCGAGGTGGCAAAAGAGATCGAAGGCAACCACATCGCCCATCTCCACAGCCACGAATCGGGCGAAGTGCACAGCCACGACAACTCAGCAGAAAAGCACGATCACGGGACGGAACGGACATTCATCGAACAAGCACACCATGACGCACAACTAGCACGAAAGTACGAAACTCGCTAAACACGCTGATTTGGTTGGATTCGGGGCAAGACATAATATAAAACAATCAATACCCCGAATCCTCCCATGTCCGCGTGTAACGGACAACCTACTAAAAAGGAGCGAATCATGCCCGAGCAGACAAACGCCGTCGTATCCACCCAGATCATGGACAACACGGATCACTCGGACTGGTACGACGAATCGGACACGTGGGCCGATGTGCTCGATGAGCCCGAATCGGACAACACGAACATCTCGGACACTTACACCGGATGGGACAGGGCGTGACAGATCCTGACTTCTGGACTGAATCGGAAAAGAAAGCAGTAAATCGGGCAATGCTAGCATATCTGGACGAAAGGGTACAAACACTGGAGAATGAAGTGAATACGCTCAAAGCGGACATGCTGCGCATCGAGCGCCAACTGGTCGAAATCAAGACATACCTGGAAAACCGGGACAAGGCGTGATAACTTTCGCAATCTACTTCATAGCCATACTTACCTCAATAGAGGTATTAGGGTGGACATTTACCCTAATGCAAAGCATGGTGCGCATTCGTAATTGGGCGCGCAAATACCCCAATCTGCACTACATAGGCATCATGGAGGTAAATCACCTAAAATGGCCAAATTGGCGCAAGAAGCTAGCAATACACGTAATCAGGAATAGCTAACTGAATTCACACAATTCCCCATGAACCGGATAGGGTGGCAGAAATGTCACCCTTTCCGCATGTCCCAAGAAAGCGGACATAGGAGCATACATCGCCCCATAATGGTTCTTCCTACGCGCATAGGCATACATCGCCCATAAGAGAGGAAAGTGGGAAGATTGGGCGCAACCTTAACATACATCGCAATAGGGTTGTTTGCGTGGTTAGCAACACATACCCTGACACATACGTATTTTAGACTACGAGATAGGAAAGAAAAGAAGTATTGGTCTTAGCTAGCTAGATTCGGGCACATCGCCCTAGATGTGCTCGTTTCGGGTTATCTAACCCAAAAACCATAAAGCTACCAAAAACTCAAAAAGGAGCAAATGGTGCCAAACACGGACATGTGGGAGGATGACCTCCTATATGCGGACGAACCACCCGAACCAACCGATTGGTATGAATCAGGGGAACCGGAAGAGTCAGAAGAGTCAGAAGAATCGGAAGAGTCCGAATCACCCGGTCCGAGCATTTACAACTACAACGAACTAATTAACAGTCTTAGTGAGCGTTTGTCATCACAAATGCCAATTGGCTGTGATTGCTTCGCATGTACTAGAAACGCCAATAGGCGAGAACTTGCCCGAGATAGGGCAGTATCGCGAACATGCCGGCTTTGCGGCTATCAATCCAATTATTCGCTCAACTACCAAGGTTGGGCAAATGGCTACGTTTGCAACGATTGCATTTCGGACAATTCATACGAATGTGAAGGTTGCGGAGAAAGCTACCGAAACGACACCAATTGTACGTATTGTCCAACTCCGTGCACTTCCGTCACTCCCGGGTGTAGTTGTACCTATTGCCGAAGAAACGCCACGAATGGATCGCTTGTCCAGTATTGGAACTATAAGCCAGATCCGATCTTTCACGGCAATGGTCCCGTTTTCCTCGGACAAGAGCTAGAAATTGGTGTTTCGTCCGATTACGGAACATACACAAAAACGGCTAAGGTAGCTTTGTCCGAGTTGGGAAGTTTGGGCTATTTGAAGGAGGATGGGTCAATTGCCGGATTTGAAATGGTTACCCATCCTATGTCGTACGAATACGCCATGTCGGAATTTCCATGGAAGCTACTTCCGGAATTGTCCGAATTGGGTTGTTACGTCAACAGTGGGTATGGTTTGCACGTACATGTCTCACGTACCGCATTTAGTGGAGAAATGCACCTATATCGGTGGCTAAAGTTTTTCTACCGAAATGAGCGGTATGTGAAGTCAATCGCCAGGCGTGGAAATTCTCAATGGGCAAATTTCAGCTCAAATGACCGAATGAACGCCAAACGACTGGCAAAGGGACGAAAGTCATCAGAGGGACGTTACCAGGCAATCAACACACAAAACGACAATACCCTAGAAGTTAGGGTATTCAAGGCAAGCCTTGACGAAACGGAAGTAAAGGCTGCTTTAGGACTAACAGACGCATCGGTTGAATACACCCGCCAACTGACAACTTCGGACATTCTGAACAAAAAGGGATGGTCCTGGCCTTCGTTCATAACTTGGGCAAAAGACCAAAATGGCTTGTACCTCCCGCTAACGTCCGAATCGGACAAGCTAATCGAAAGGGTGTAAACGACAACAATGTGTCTCCTAACCTACTTTCCAGAAAATGTCCTACCAAACGCACAGCACTTGCGCAATGGTGGAACATTCAACGATGACGGACACGGTTGGGCAATCGTCGCAAACGGGTCAATCATCGTATCCAAGACTCTTGACCTAGATGCTGCGGTATCCAACTTTGTCGCCACTAGGAAGGCATTTCCCGAAGGTCCGGCATTGTTCCATTCCCGCCTCTCAACGGGCGGAACGATCGATACCAGCAATTGCCACCCATTTCCGGTAAATGGGGACAATCGCACAGTAATCGGACACAACGGAATTTTCCCAAAAAGCGTACAACCCGGAAAGAACGACCATAGGTCAGATACCAGGATTCTTGCAGAGGATTTCCTCACACAGCGCCAACACCTACAATTCACCACAAAAAGGCAAAGGCGCGCATTAGAGTCTTGGATGGGCAAATTCAACAAAGCGGTAATTCTGACGGTAGATCCCAAGTATCCATTCAATTCAATCATTCTGAACGAAAACATGGGAATCTGGGATAACGGGATTTGGTACTCCAACGACGCATATGAGGGGTGGACATCACGAATCTACTCAATCCAGCCTAATGGCTGGGGTACAGGCACACAGTACTCAAGCCTGGCCGAATACGCCAGGTGCAATCATTGTCTGTCATATGGGACAGTAAAGAAATATAGTCACTTCTGCTCATTCTGCGGAATGTGCAATGATTGCGACATGGACGGAGATTCGTGCATTTGCTACATTCCCACTAGTCTCATCAAAGACGACGATTCGGACAGATACGTCAAATGGTGGGAAGACGCCGAAAAGGGTGAAACTAACATCCTAGGATACTCTGTTGATCATGGGTCCACAGAGGGGGGCGATTTAGTGGACGATTCGGGCATTCCCGTCAATTTGAACATTTCGGACGAAGATCTTGAAGCCATGATCAACAAGGCTCTTGAAGGGAACAAAACGGACAACGTGGAAGAATGCGAAAATGACCACAATCTAACCAATAACAACACAAACCTCTAGATTTGGTTGGAATTGGGTTAAATACCCAATTCCTCCCATGTCTAGACGTTCTAGGCAAACCAAACAAAAGGAGAAACATCGAAAATGTGCCCATTCCACCGTAATAAGGTGAAATTCTGGGCAAATAGGAAGGACCAACAAAAAGTAAACAAACAGTATGAACAGTGCCGTAAAGGTAAACACTGCAACGATCCGGCATTTAGGACACGAGACATCAAGATCAATTGGGGCCGACCATGGACGCACTAAATCGGACTAACAAGGCAAAGCACATCAAACTAAGCGGTCCACCCATGTCCGGACAAGGACTGTCATATACCGTAGTCTGCCCGGAAACGAATAACAAGGCACAAATCACCTGTTTGTGGAACGGGAAAGACTTCTCTGGCACATGTCCTGAATGTCACAATCCCATCTCAACCTACGAATTGATGGGAAAATAGGACATGGCTGATATTTCATGGAAAGATACGTACAACATCGTATTTGACAAGGATCTCCGCGAATCGGACATAAAGGTCCTAGCTACCATAGATGACGTCGAATTGCAAGAACCGGACATCATCTACATACTGCTCGAAGCAAGCAGAAGGGACAATACTGCCTTAGACCGCATCATGGACAAAGTTCATCGAATCCAAGAACTCAACAAATAGGACATCCAAGACATGAGGCATTTATCACCAGGAAAGCTCATGCTCCTCGCATTTCTGGCATGGGACATTACCCTCAATTCGGACATAACAATCATAATCCTCGAAGAGGACTAATTACCACAAACAGCCATCATTTCGACAAACGGGAATGATTCCAACAATCCCAACAAATCAGGCGCACGGGCGTAATGTCCGTTGCGCCTTTTTTGTTGCCTAAAAATCGGACATTGAGTACATGTCCAATATATACCATTATAACGCTAAGTAGTCAACCATGTACTGGCAAATAGGACCCAATATCTTGTTCTGGACATTCGTCCCAACATTCGGGAACACCAAAACTCAGACAGACACACATACATCGCCCCAAAATGGGACGGATCTCGCGCGGGCATCCTCCTCATGATCCACAGAGGCAAGATCGGGGAGGGTTTCCAAGATCAGGATAGGGAGACATCGGAGGGGTGACAAAAACACACACATCGGGCCAGATCGGGACGGATCTAGCACATCGGACATTTAAGACACGGAGGAAAACAGGGAGCGTATGTCCTAACAAAGTGAAAACTTGATCTCGACACGCCATTGTACCCCCATGGGGTATAGAATCGCCGGACAAACTGGACACTGACCTGGTTTGTCTGACAGTATTTATCCCGGAATCGCCGTAATGCATCGGTCAACCCAGGTTGACGATAGGTAGTAACACTACACTTGGTGAAATCTTTCACCAATTTAGCATTTCAAGGAATTGTTTTAATTCCGACAAAACGTAAGATCAAAATCGGTTTGTCAACGATAACTGACAACCATCTCCAAAATAACACGACATATCCAGAAATAACCACCCAGAAATAGAAGATCCCCAATGAAAAATACATCGGAGGAAAATCAATTCATACACATCAATTTGACCACCTTCGATGACATATCCACTTTAGTAAGACCTTCTACTACTACTACAGACTAAAATTTCCGACCCTGGACACATACTCGGACGAGTAGAAGTAACTGTTACCCAATTTGTGCGACACAAAAAAGACATTTCGATTTCCGTATGAAAGTACAATTCCACATGCTGGGATATTTTTGGAATGCGTATCAAATCGGACATGAAACATCCATGTTACACTCTCCGCGAGAGAGTTTGACATTCTTCACACTGTCTCAATAAGTCCTCCACTACTTC